AAAAGCAATCAATCCACAATCCGCCACACGAGGGATTAAAAGTCCAGATTCCAATCTTAAATTATTCTTATATCATTCGTAATCTTTGGTATTTATTGCATCGTTGGATGATACGAATCTGCAAAAATGCATCTCCATCGTCTTGTCCTTCTATATAACCAAGTCATCAGTTCCGGCAACTATTCCCATTAGTTCTTACATAAATCAATCTTGTGCTAAAAATCATAACTACCGCCTCGCTTGTTCCATCTGAAACCTCCATTCTAAAATAAGGGTTATTATTTTTTGAAATTGCCGATTTCGTTTCACCTACAAACCCAACAAATTTATGTTTAGTCTTCTCTGGAAACTCTTTCATTTCCTCTAGTGTAACGAGACCATGAACGTCTTTTGAAAAGATACTTTCAATAGTGTGACTATATGACACACCAAGAAAGTATTTTTCCATCATATATTCACATAAATCTACATTCTTGTTATTGCTTTTGTAAATCTCCCAAAACGGCGCATATTTTTTTCTTAGCGTATCGACTCTACTCTTTTTGATGTATTCTTTCCCATTCTCATCTTTATTGTCCTTTAGATAATTAACAATAACAGATAGGTTGTAGTCGTATCTCTTGCCCAACTTTCCTACTAGCCTTTTCTCTTTGTCTGTAAGGCAGTTGTATAGCTGTGCCTCAAATGCTAAATAAGCACGGGTTTTGTCCATCTTGGTCGTATCAATACACCCGCAGTAAATGAGTCCGGCCAAAACATTAATTCTTATCTTAGCCTCTTTTGCGGCTTGGAAAATCTCAAATTTATTTGAAAATTCCTTCCTAAAATCAATAATACCATCGATTGTCGCGCCAGAGACGCCCTTGATATGAGATAGCCCGAATCTGATATTATCATCCTCTATAGAAAAATCTCCTTTAGATTTTATCAAATCAGGCGGTAGTATTTTAATCCCCATTTTTTTAGCCTCTGTCATTATGCTAGATAGTGCTTGAAGAGGCTTCGTCTCATGTTTGGACATTCTAAGCAGGGCCATTGTAAATTCTTTGGGGTGGTTGGCTTTAAGGTATACCGTATATGCGGTGATATAACTATCTGCCATACAATGATTTAGTGAAAATAAATAATCAGAGGACGCTTGGCATGTCTCCCAGAAATATTTAGTTACATCTTCGGGTATATTACTTTGCTTTCCCAGTTCGTATAGCTTCGGCTCCCACTGTTTCATTTCCTCAACTAACTTTTTGCCGATACACCTTCTGACGTTATCGGCGGAAACGGGGTCCATTTTGTAAACGGATTGACAAATTTCATTAATGGTTTCTTGGTAAAGAATAATTCCACCTGTGCTTTTTAGTATTTTATCAATTGGTTCATATACCAACCTTTGCTCTCCCGTTTTAACGTATTTAACGAAGTCATCAATCCACCTTAAACTCCCCGGCCTAGAGAGCGATAAGCAGGCACATATATCATCAATATGTCTTGGTCCTACCTTTTTGATAACTTGTTTGGTTAATCCATCTTCAATTTGAAATAGGCCGTAAAATAATTCGCTTGACTGTAAGTATGCATAAATAGTTGGGTCGTTAATATCTATATCTTCCTCTTTTATCCCTACATAGTTACACGTATCTCTTATTATATCCGTCGTTTTTAATCCCAAAAAATCTCCCTTAATCGCTAAATGCGCCACTACATTCATATCATAAGACGCCACCAGTTCCTTATTCTTTGATCTTTCAGTTGGGATATTACCGTCTAATACTTTATCAGATATTAATATTCCAGAGGCGTGAACCCCTTTGGCGAAAACCAAGCCAGACATTTTAAGGGCTATATCAAAGGCTTGTTTATTTAGTGTGCTTTCGGAGACCCATTCCTTAATTTTCTCTCTTTTTTCTAACGCATCGTTGAGGCTTTCCACCTTACCAAATAGAGATTCAATATTACTGGTAATAAATCTCGATTGCTCCTCTGACATATTTAAGTAAACTTTAAGAGTATCCTTTAATGCGGTTTTTCCGGTTAAGCGAATCGAATTTGATATTTTAGATACCTTTCCAATAAACTCTCTCTCTAAATATTCAATTAAATCACCCCTTCGGTAAAAAGAAATATCACTATCGATATCTGCCAAATTTTTACCCTCTACATAGATTTCCCCATCAATTACTTTGGGTTTTGCGCGGGCCTCCGAAATGAATCGGGTAAAATTGAGATTATGCTTTAGAGGATTTACTTTAGTTATCCCAATGCAATAACATACGAGAGACCCAGTGACAGACCCTCTTCCCGGTCCCCTTGGAATGCTATTTTCATCACACCAATTTAATACCCTCCATACTAGTAATAGATAATCAATTGTTCCGGTTACTTCGAGAACTCGAAATTCCTCCTTGAATCTATCTAAAATAACCGATTCTTCAATATCCTCAAAATCATGAGCCTCCTTAAGTCTCAGGTAATTTTTCCAAGCTATCTTCTTTAAAAACGCTATATTACTTGAGGTGACATCGCACGAAGCCTCTATCTTTTCAACATCGGAAATTTTAACCGGAGGGATTTTAACAAAGCCCAACTTAGGGAAATGTGGTTTTTGAAATTTATCTTTAAACATATTTAGAACTCGTATTTATATAATATAGCCTTAAAGACCTTATACATCAATTCAATATCACTTCCCGCATCATGAAGAGATTCAAAATCATGGTCTATCTTAAACTCTTTTCCCATCGCAGTTAGGTTTGTTTTTAACCCCTTCTCCACATGATTGTTCATTTGTGTCTGCCATTGATAAAAGTTATTTAGATCGGGCGTCCACCCCTTTTTGTATCCCTTTAAAATCGCGGATGTATCAAAGCATCTGCTGAGATAGGAATAATCTTCTGATTTGCCCAGTAATCGCCTCCATAGATTATGAATATAAATATCGAAATTCAACCCATTATGAAACATTGAGTGATATTTGGGATCATATAAATAATTTTCAAAGTCATTAAGTATTTCCTCTGCTGGTTCTGATCTATCTGCGTATACTTTTTTATTAAACCCTGTTATTTTGGCCGCGTCTTTAGATATATCTAAATCGTTCCAGTAGATATACTTAACTTTAATATCTAATATTTCTTTTTTATTCGCAATTGCATATGCGATCTGCCAAGGTTTCGACGTATATAAATTAAGGTGCTCCGTCTCCAGATCCCAAAGTAAATAAAGTCTATCGCTATATCTGCTTAATTCTGATCCTAACATATTAACTATATTGACCCACAGTCAAATACTCGCACTTTAATTTTATACCAAAGTGCTCGTCTATCGCGCATAAAATATCCAACTCCTCTTGAAAGTCCAACTTATTATATGTTAATGTTCCATGAGGCAGGTTCTCCCAAATATACTTATTTAATATCTTACCTATTACGATAAAATCCCCATCCATCCCATCAAATAGGCACGATATACCATCCTTTTGAGTTATGTCTTTTCCCGAATCATCTATAAAATCTGCGAATTTATCGCAAAAACCATCGTAATTTTCATTATTATACTTATTTTGGAATGAGTATGGTAATTCTATTCCATATATGCTATATAGTGTGTATTTTGTGCTCATGATATTTTTAAATAATCCTCCCAACTAAATCTATCGGAAGATAGATGGTTGATATTTGGCTTCTCAAATTTCGTCTTTTTGTGAATACATCTATAAACACTATAGGCGTAAAAATCTTTGGTATCCTTGTAGTAAATTGATTTTGTTTTTTCTACCTGTTTTCTTTCATCGAAGAAATTTTTAATTGAACTTTTTATAATTCCTTCAAATGGTAGCCCGCTATTTTGCTCAGCAAATATGACAACTTCACCTTTTGGAACTGGAAAATTTGGAATAATGTTTTTAGTGGTTAATGTATTGACGGCTAAAAACGAGGAAAAGAATGGCAGGGCTAATAGTAAATTATCTGTCCAAAACTCTTTTAACTGCACCCAGCTCGTTCTACCTTGATAATAAAAGTTTTCAGTCCAAGCTCGGTTATAAATTCTAATGAGATCATGATATCCTTGTGTGTTTTTCGCAAAAATAATTACCTTGCTCTCTGTTTTCAAACTATCATCATCTTTAATTAAGTGGTCTTCGCAACAAACCATTTTTATACCAAAATTTAATTGGGCTCCTATATTCTCTGCATTTTGATATGCCTGAATATATCCATCAAACCGACTATCCACCAAGAAGATTTCTTTAAGTCCTCCATCGATAGCTAGGTCAAAAATAGACGGTGGGTTTTCGGGATTTGATTTACCCGCCTTATCTAAGGTTAGAATCGACTCGCCTAGTGAATAGTGTGAGGTAAATATAGGGATAGTTTGATTCATGTTTATTTGTTGAATTTTGGGCATCCACCATATCTTTTAATAATAACTGACTGATTCTCGCCAACTTCGATAGGTTCGCCCATCGTGTATGATTTTATCATTTCCTCGGTCGTGTTGTCAATTAAAATCTGATACTCAAATGGCCTCGCGAACTGACAAACATAATTGCAGAACCCCCAATCTTCACAAAAACTAATTTTTGCCTTTTCTTCGTCAAAATCTTGAACCAATTCATACAACCATTTTACATATTCTTCAAACCCTCCGAATTGATCGATGTTATATGCATCCACTCTCTGTATATGTTTTTCTGGCAGTCTGGGCGTAGGGGGATGCCTAACTAAAATAAACTCAACTCTACTCCTTCTTCTATACATCTTCCATACGGCCAATTGATACATCAGGGCCTGAACATTATCATGTAAATCTTTAGCTGTAAATCTTTTACCCTGCGTTTTCAAATCAACAACCACCCACTCGCTTTCAACACCGTCTATATCAGGCGGGCGAATGAGTAAATCGATAAACCCTGAGATCGTTGCGTCTCCAACACTAATTTGGAACCGCTCTTCGTTAGTAAAACCAATATTTGGATTTTCATCAAAATACTTTTTAATACCCTTGAATGATAGATCAATCATACCTTCAAACTCCTCCATTGTATGAAGGGTTACGTCATTAACTGAACAAAATATATTTATGTATCTCTCAATTGACGGGTATTTAGCCAAGGTAAATCCATCTTTCAGTATTTTTTGGAACATCCCTTTTCTTTTCGGCTTCATTATATACTCAAAAATATTATGCACTGCCGTCCCACATAGGGTTTTCCAGTGTGTTTTATCCGGCAAGCCCTGAAATTCTTTAAGCCAAAATTCGTAACTGCAATGATTTAGTGATTTTGCTCTGCTGGCACTTATTCTTACCTGTTTTTTACGTCTTTTCATCTATTTCCTTTTTAAATTGATTGATTTCTTCTTTCGTCGCTTCACCCCAATCGTTTCCACTATCGGGCAATCTTATAATAACATTATTTTCGTCAAAATATTTATCTAAAGTTTTCTTCGCTTTCATCGCTCCCCTTTTCCCCCACTCTCCCTCATCATTATTTGTAGATATAATGATTTTTGTCACCCCTGTTGATACAAGGGCGAACATAACTTTTGAATTTAGGTTTAAACCAAATAGAACTAGGGTGTTCCATATATCATTATCTGCTAAAATCAAAAAGTCACCTATAGATTCCACCAATACGACAGTTTTACTTTTTTGAATATATGGCTTTGTGATCCCAAAGGGCCAGCAAACTTTAGACGACTTGAATAAATGTTTCCATTTTGGGGCCATAGAGTTTTCATAAATCAATCTGCCTGAAAATCCAACTATTTGACCGACATTATTTCTAATGGGGAAAATGTATCTTCCTGACATCTTATTTTTCTCATCCTTCGGTGCTACTCCTCCACCAATTTTTGATAACGTATCTATGCTTATGTTTCTACCTTCCCAATAGGAGTAGTCTTTAAGTAATTTACTCAACATTGATTCTGGGTAAACCTTCTCTGATTCTAGTTTTGGCTCTGGGTCAATATATTCAACATCTATAAACTCGCCATCAAGTTGAGAGTCTACGAGAAATTTTCTAATATATCTATTATGATTTTTATCAGATCCATATTTTGCACAGTTGAACGCGCCGTTTTTATAGATTTTTAGATGGTTTTTGCCATTTTTATCTTCATCTTTAGCCGCACATGCCGGACATCGGGCCTGCCAACCCTCTGAAAGAGGTATTAAATTCTCTAATTTTCCTAATTTAAATTTCATAATATTTAGATAGGTCTATCCAACTTAAATTTCTCCGTTCCCTCCATCACGTCTTTTTGACCTAATCTGGAAATCATATGATGTAGATCCCCTTTATCTTCATAGAAGAATGTTTTGGTGTCTAGGTTGAAATAATTTTTTACCATTCTACCGTCTGGCAATTTAACGGGCTGCAATGTATGCTCGAAATTTTTTCCAAGTAGCTCTCTAGTCTTTACGGGAGAGAGCTTTACATTTCCAAACATATTATCTTCCTCTGCTAATTCGTCTGGAACTTTATATCTCATAACAAATCCCGTTGTTGACTGCTGAATAATTCTATCAGACAGGGACATAGATCCCTCGGAGTCTTGAATCTCCGCCCCGGTTTTGCCAGTATAAATACCAGTCTTATTATTTTGAACAGATGTCCAAATAGATGCTTCAATCTCATCTGTAATTAAGGACTTCATATCCCCAACCATATAGCCTACTGATTGATATTCTTGGGTATTTCTGCCAATCGCTTCGGTTCCTTTGATATAATCCCAATGGATTAATAGGTGCTTTTCTCTACCAACTTTATTATAATAGTGTCTTTTCACAAATGTAACTAATTCTTTTGGTCCCATGCCTCCAATATTACAAAAGTCAATACGAATATTTTTAACTCTAGGCCACACATCACCACGTATAATATCTACCCACTCTTTTTCTTTTCTCCATTGCCCCGACCTCAACGCCCATAACGGAACTCTACCGTTTGCTAACGCACACACTCCACGAAACTTTAGTTGCTCAATTGTCATTTCAGCCGAATCTAAATGTAGAATTGGCAAATCATACTTTTCTGCCAACCACATATTATAAAAGAATCCTAGAGAGCTTTTACCACCACCTGTTCTTGACCCAACCACATTGAAAGCCCCTTGATAGATAAGAGAGCCAATACTATCATTAATAGACGGAAACGGCCCCATGAAGCCAAGGTCATCTGGGGATATGGGGTTATTACCTAAATATTCAATCTCGTCTATAACGCCGTCAAATAAGTCCGTGGTGTTTTCATTCTTAAAGAAGCTTGTATTTATGGAAGATAGCCCCTTATCTACAAGGTTAGTCATATCATCAAATGAGGCCGCTCCATTTTTACTTAGCTCTCTTGAGAGTTTATCACATTGATCAATTAACTCTCTTCTGACCGTAGTTCTCTTTAACTCCTTTGCTAAATTAAGAGTATCTGTTTTATCTACCGACTTTAATCTAAGTGCTTCAAAATAATCGTAAGCCTCAATACCTCCGTCAAGTGAGATATTATACATTTTAAGTTTCTCTGCGAGAATAATGCTAGTTACGGATGGATTTTTTAGATTCGACTCGATTTGCTGCTGTAATACAGAGAATATCGGGCGATGAGCCTTGCTAAAATCCTTCTCGTTTATAATCGTTATTTCCGCCCACGCATCTGGGTATTGAATTAACAATGATAATATATGTTTTTCTATCTCTAGGTTGTAGCTGGCCATGTTATTTATGTATAGTAAGTCTATTATAATTACTTTACGCAATTATTTGAAAACTATCATTTAGGAAAGTTTTTGATTTATTAGCTTTGTGATTTAACTGGTTTAGAGTAAATAATAGACTCTAGTCCATCTTGCTTATCGAATATAAAGCCCTGTGCGACACGTATGTTTTCTGTATACCCACGCTCAAAATGATAGCCGTCATTACCACTGATGGATGGAATAACTCTTAACTTAACACCATTATACTCTCTAACAATTTCGTGATGTAGATGCCCGATTCTAATCTCTCTGTATCTAGATGAAGACCATTTTGTAGGCTCCTCGGTTGCAGCGATAAGGGGTAAGTTGGCAATTTTTTCTTTATCGCCATGAGTATATACAATCAGATTTTGACCATATTGATAATACTTTCTGGTTCTGGGACTGTTATTAATCGTGACGTTCTCGTCATTATTGAACCAGCATTGAATTGCATCCCCTAGATGAAACATTGATACGCTGTCGTGATTACCACGAACAACCATAACATCTACTGGAGCGATTTGCTTAAGATAGTTAATGGCCTCCACTAAAATCTCTCGACCCTCTTTAAAGATCTTGTAAAATCGACTGTCCACGTCTTGAGGTGTTCCCGCCGTCGTAGTTTTTTGATCATTATCGATATTTAAAAAGTCATTACCAATCGGGAAAAGAATCTTTGAAATTGGCCCCTGTTTCTTTGCCTTCGCTACGATATCATAAAGAGCATCAAAAAATACAGATCTGGCAATTTTCATATCATAGTCTGTGCCGACCTCTTCATGGTGTCCTAATTTACCCAAGTGTAAATCGAAAATAGCAATCTCTAGTAATAAACCGTTATTATTTTGAGCCTTATACTGAACTTTTTTAGTGGCTGGTCTAAAGTTTAGAATATCAGATTTGAGATCTTCTAGAATCGCTTCCAATTCCTTATCTCTTCTTTTTTCAAACTCTGCTTTGACCTGCCAATTACCCGCCCATACATTTGCAGAAAACTTTTTTACAGACCATTTCTCTGGATCAATATCTGCGTATTTGATTAAATCCTCAACCGTTTTAATATCTAAGCTACTCGATTCAATAGAGAAAGAGCTATCGGTTTCTACCATTTTTAGTGGCGGGCTTTTCTTTTTAGATTTTCCAAAAATCTCATTATAAATTTCATTACGACGAGTTTTAGCAACACCGAATAGTTCACCAATTTGTTTGCGCAATTCACTCTCGCTAATTTTATTTTTCAGATTTTTTACAATCTTAACTTTTTTCTCGTCCATATTTATAGTTTAATGTTAAATTTGTCTTTAAAAAAATGCCTAGACAATGGCATATCACTTTCGTATATTTCGACAAACTGTATATCGTTTAATACACAGAATCGCTCTTTTTTGAGGTCTCTCTCAAGCTGTTTGATAAATGACTCGTGGTTTTTATGAAAAAATGCTTTAGGGTCTTCATGTTGAAATCCATTACACTCAACGGCGATTTTCTTAGATAGATTAATTAGGTCAATTCTCATCCTTGTGCCAGCGACAGGGAACTCTTCAAAGCATAAGTTGTTTTCCCAAAAAGGCTTAAGGAACTGTTTGACCTCAAATTGAAATTTCGATAATGAGCTATCCTCCCATTTAATAAAGTATTTAGTCGTTTTAACATTCGTTGTTTTGCCTTTTATAGTTTTAAATCTCATCCCTTTATCTTAAAAAATCTGCGACATTTTTCTTTGATGAAATCGTAGGAATTATATCTTCACCGACCTTGTTTTCTTCAAATTTAATCTCGGAGTATAGAAACTGCGGCTTTAGGTCAAGGTGAAAAACTCCATAATCCGCCTTTATTTGCTTAGCTCCCCTCTCGGAAAGGAACCAGACTAAACTATTTAATTTAAATGGTAGCTTGTATTTTCTCCAGAAATCTGGGTTATCATAAATTTTATGTAGTTTATAAAAAGTTGACACTTCCCTCGCTGCTACGAATTTTTTCAAAGCCTCATCGGTTAAAAAGCTTTTAACGATCCTGCCTGTTTCTATTTTTTTGAGCTTAGTCATTTAATCGAACTTCTGTCGCGATCCCATATTTTAACGCCTCATCGCTGGTAATAAATACATCAGAGGGTGGAAAGAATAGTTTTTCAATTTTTTTCTTACTCATTTTCGTCAAAGCTTTTTGGAATACATTAACGAGCCTATCATGGGTCCAGTCTTCATATTTTCTCCCTGCCGCGAGCTCATGATATTTACCATAATTTCCGCCGCTATATTGATGGGCTAATATGTATGTGTTTGGAGTCAATATTCTAGACTCTCCCTGTAGAAACATAAGAAGGCCACAGGATGCAATCATACCAAGTCCAACTGTATTTACTTTAATTCTTGATCCCTTAATAACGTCTATAAGCGCAAAGCATTCCGTAACTAAACCACCACAAGAGTTTATGATTAGGGTTAGCTCCCGATGTCTCATTAATACATTTTCGTCTAAAATCCACTCTATACATGGCTTTATAGTTGACTCTTCAACTTCACCATTGAAATAGAACGTTCCACAGTCCTTATATCCAGTTGGATTTTTTGGGCCGCTTTGTATGTCGGTTGATTCAGATTTCTTATCTTTTTTCATAATGTAATGTTGAATTGTTTTTCGATACTATCTCTGTCTAATGTCTTTAACTCTAAATCTGTCAGCTTTACGTATCCAAATCCACTGGATTTAATCCATTCCTTTTTCTGTATGTCGCTTTTGAATGTTTTTAAATACCCAGAGGCTCTACTTCCATGCATAAATGGATTAAAGTTTTTATGTGTTGAATTTGGGCTTACTTCTATCGCTATTTTTTTACTTATATTTAATAGATCTATACGCAATCTTGAACCGGGGATCATAAATTCTTCTAATACCACATCCGTTTTCCAAAATGTGAAAACAAAGTCTTTTACTTTTTTTTGTGGCTTAGAAACTACATGATCCCAATCGATTAGATACTTATCTAAGCTTACATTTATAGTCCCAGTTGAATTAAGTTTTTGAAACTTCATTATTCGCTTCTGACATCACCGTTTCTCTCATTTTGTTGAAAAGCCAGTCAGTAGCTTCTTTATTTTCCTCCAAGAAAGCCTGAAATTTCGCTCTTCCGTTATGCTTGGGTGGGATTTCTATACCGGCTTCTTTCGCGGCCTCAATAATAGATTCATCAATGTCGATCCAAGCCCCTTTACTTTCAATTAGCCCATACATTGTCATAATGTCAATAATCTCATACTCCCTCCAAACACTATTTCCATTCTTTCTCCAATATTTGATCGGATAACGAATTACGTTATTTGTTTTTTCATTGGGTGACTTCTTAATGGTAACTTTACACCAATGTCCTACGGCCTTATTTTTAACCGGATCAAATTTCGCAGCGGGGTTCTCTGGGATAATGTCGCCATTAAATCTCTGCTCAAATTGAAAAATCCAATTACTAAAGTGAAGAGCTGCGTTTCCTCCCGTTGCGTCAATGCTTCGTTTGTCTTTTGGTGCGTATGGATCAATTTGCACCTTGGCTGAGACTTGACCTAACATATTGCAGGTATGTCCCATTTTATTCATGCTAATAGCGAGCCTTTGTAGGAACTTTTTAGTCAATGCTGGGGCTCCCGCGACTTTACCAGCTTCGGTAACGTCCTTAGCCATATCGGACTTTAAAATAAGTCCGTCCATACTATCCAAGAGAAAATAGTATCTGTTGTCCTCTGGGTTATACACAACAAGTTTTCTCATTAAATTAACGACCAGATCATAGACATTTGTCTCCAAAACAAAACACGTTCCGTCCTCACATTGATCAGAATCCCATACAAACTTAATTCCAGACCTTTCAATCATTTCCTTCGCAAGCCTCCCCTCTGCTAGAACTAAGATACCCTTCGACTTGGGAACTGTCTTAAAATAGTTTCTCATTAACTCTAGCGATGCCGATGTTTTCCCACCCTCGTTAATTCCCACACATCTAATTAAACCGCCTGAGTTAATGCCACCCCCAATTTCAGCATCAAAAACCAGACTGCCCGTGGATACAGTGTATTTCTTTGATTCTTTTACAAAATTATAATGATCCTCCTTACCTCCCTTTAGAATGGTCCCTAACGCATCTTGTGATGCGCTACTTACTTCATCGCTGTCTGATTCTTGTTTTTTCTTTGCCATTTTGTTATTCTGTTGTTACTTTGTTGCCTTGTCAATTACTTTCTAAATCTTTTTGAGTTACCGCATAGGTTCCTCTTTTTGTCACTGCGACTCCCGCCACCTTATTTGCACAATT